CCTTCTTGATGACAGGAACTCGACTATTTACTTCTATGATAGCAGTGTTTCTTCATTCGAATCATACATGAGATATGGATCAACATTGCTACGAGGTATTGAACAAATAACAGACAGACCTGGATTCACGAGAATTAGATTCAATTTCTTATCACTCAAACAAATGAACTTATCAGCAAATATACACTTCGTCGAAACATCAACTTCTACAGAATTGATGCCATCAATTCTTCGAATCAACTATACAGACGCTGTCATGTCTGATGTTATGTCCCTGGATTACTTCGAGACATCTAAGAGAATACGTCCATACGAAGCATCAACTAGAAGTCAGCGAGTCCTTCTGGTGACAGATAAGGAGCTCTTTATGGACAGCCTTACATCTGTGGTCGCGGTTCTTCGACATGGCGTTTGCTATAGACAGAAGGTGACTCAAACTTTACAGCCAAGCCCCGTTGACATAACAACATGCCATCGCAACAAATCAAGCTGCCACAATTTTGCGAAACTACTTAACAAAGTATACAAACCAAATTGGATCCATTGTATTGATTATGTCGACAATTTCAACATCAATTCAATTAAGACATCAGTTCGTGAGATGATAACCAGCTTACCCGCCAGTTACTGGGCTAGTACTGAGAATATGCTGTTTGCACTTACTGATGGAAAGACTGGATCTATTGGATTTACCTACTCTAGACCTCTTGACTCATTAATAATGTCAATGGAATTAACCGGATCAAGTGACGACTTACTCAAACATCTGCTCAACCTTATTCGATTCTGGTCTGAACAGTATATAATAACACGAGTCTCGGACTCCACTGTTAGTCCGGATCTTAAACTATGTTCGTTTGAATATGATCCAAAGTGGGCGACGAATCCCATAGTCCATTATTCTCAGCGTTACAAACTTGGAGATGATCAACTCCTCGAATATGCGCAAATTCCCATCTATAAACTCAGTAAGAAACGTACGAATGCAGAATCGCAGTTAACATCCGAACAACGATCACTCGACATAATCGCTACCTACAAAACGAAAATAGCAGCTAAGAAAGCTACTATTAAGAAGCTGCAAATAACCGAAGAATCGTTTAAAACACTTCTTATGCGATCGAATGAAGACATTGTCAGCGGTCCCGACGCTGAAGTGCAAAGCAACAATAAGCTGCAAGCCCTGTATGACAAAAGACATAATATTATTCAGGAATTTGTTATGAGTCTTGACAATGACCTCATTGATAACTATTT